ATGACTGTTAATACTTACTCTCACGATCATGCTTTTGCTAATATACCTTTAGACCTTAAAGATAGTAATGAAGCGGTTCGTAAAGAAGCTAAAGCTAATAATGATCCTATTACCAACCCCGCAAGACCAATAGTAAATACTAAGAAATCGAATTAATTATATAATCTTCAGCCTCTTGAAACCCTTTATTTCTTATATCACTTAGACCAGGGGAATTATGTATTACGTTTATTGGTGCTGTTGTTAATTTTAACCCAGCTTTTTTACAATCAATACAAAATTTCATATCGTACTGATGAAAGCCTTTTATATTTTCATCAAATGTAACNTTATTTTCTTGTAATTTTTTTACATTAACTGCTAAAAACAACCCATCTAATACCGCAACTTCTTTAGGTGTGGGGCCAAAAACTGTAGGAAAGTTAAACCCGGTATGGGGATGAAAAACAATGCCGCTTTGTGTTTCTTTTTTGGTTACTAAATGCCATAAAAATGGTTTTTTCTTTTGTATGTTGCTTCCTCCTGCTAATCCAACTACTGCAAACTTGTCCTTTAAATTGTTATTATGCAAAAAATCATTTACTGTATCAACAAAATTTATTGAATCAATAAAAACATCATCATGAACAAATATGATAGTGTCTTTGTCTTTATATTTTTTTAAAAAATTATTATAAACAGACGTTATCCCTTCTTTATTAGATTCTTTAATATCTAAAAAGTTAGATGGATTACCCCAAAAGGTTACTAGTTGGCCTTTCTGGCCAAAGTGCTTAGAAAGACTTTTATAAAGATCTGTATCTTTATAAAAGGGTTTAGACGTTGCTGATACAACAATTGTATCCATTATTCGGATGTTTGATCTACATTTTCTACGAGTTGTGGAGCTTCAGTCATTTCTGTAATATCGAAATGCTTCTCAATCGTTTGTAGAACGTCTTCAAGTTGTGCTAGTTCTTCAAAACGATTTTTAATTTCCACTGAAAGTTTGCTATGTTCCCCAACACCTACTGGAGAATTTAAATAAACTTCAATCTCAGCGAGAACTTGAGTTTTTTTACCTACGTATTCGGAATATATACCTTTAACAAATTTAACTGCTGTTGAATTCATACTATTAATTATACCAAGGCTTCTAATTATTCAAGTGTCTGATTTGGAAAGATCGCTTCTTTTATTAGAATGAGGAAAAGGTACATCTGGTATTTCTACATTTAAAAAGGTACATAATTTTTCCCATTTATTGTCACTATCAATATCTAATTTTAATAAATCTTCGTGTTTATATTTAAAATAATTTTTAACGTCGTCTACATGATTAAAGTATGCTTTTGCCATCTTATCTTTATCAAATTTTACCGTACCATAAATTGCATAGTGCATATAGTCTGTAGGGTACCCGGGTGTGTCGTGTTCTATATTCCATTGAGCAAATAATGCCTCAATGGAATATAGCCAACTTTCAAGTTTTCTAGTTGTTAAAATATATTTTGATTCCGGGTACATAAAATCTAAAAATTTGTATCCGAGTGTAATCGACATATCTGTACATGCATCATGATTTTCAATTTGGTGGAAATTTTTAGGGAAATGGTATGCTGAAAATCCTAAAATTTGTAAAGCTTCTGTTAGAGATGTTGTACCGGTTCTAGAAAACCCTATGTTAAAAATTTTACGCATTTGTTTTTCCAAATTTATGGGGTAAGTTTTTTTTCATTTGCGGATCCCTGTCTGTGTAATGTTGGACATGTAAATGGTTATGATTTACATCAAAATATTTTGGGTGCTTCATATGGAGCACTCCATGGTAGTTGTAATATGATCTAACTCCTGTTAGATGCATACCTATTGATAATTCTGCAGCAAGACCTGTCGTAAAGTGTTCGAATTTATAAGTTTCTTCGCATAATTTATCTACATTATCTAGAAAGGCTAGAAATATTTCTTTATTTTTTAATTTTAAAAATACTGTAGGGTCATCACCAAAAGGCATTCTTTCAATATCAGATTTTAATCCAAACTTATCGATAATGTGCTTTACTTTTGGGTCTTTTGCGTACATTAAGTTCATTACGGTACCCCCCATGTCAAAATAAATCCCGTTTTTAAAATGATTTGACAATATTTCAGTATCAAAATGATCACCCAAAGGTATTGCATCTGTTTGTAAATGAATGACTTTTAAATATCCTCTTTCACATGCTTCACGTATTCCAAATTTTGTTGATTGTAGGATAGGACAAAACCCCGTTTTGTGGTCGTATGATTTTGTAAAATTTTCCTGGGTATACTTTTTTATATCAACAGGTATAATATTGTGTTTTTTTATTATTTTTTCCGGGGTTGGTGTCAAACAGAAAAATTCCACATCATGCAATATATCAGATAAACTATCAAAGTTAGAATTATATTCTTCTATGTATTCATCATGAATTGCTGTTGTTTCTATACAAAAATCAGCCATCTTATCTACCTTGACCTACATAAGGTTTCTTATATAGGGTGGACTTTTTATTTTTAGAATGGTTTTTAGATCCTTGACCTTTTCTATTTTTGTTCGATTTTCCAAATGTTATTTTACTCGTTGATGCTCTTTTGGCCATACACCTATTATAGCGTACTGCTTCAAATGATCAAGGGGTCTTTTTTAATGAAACAATTTGTATTTCGAGATTTTGTATTTTTGTTGACAATGCATCTAATCTTACTGTATTATTCGTAACGTTATTTTGAAGTGTTGTCAACATTATTATTTGTTTTTCGACGTCATGAATTGTTGTATGTAATTTATCAAACTGTTCTTTTGTAGGAAAAAGAGATTGTAAATATGCAACTAGTATTAACCCGACTATAGGAGCAAATTTTAAAAAACTATCAAGATGTGCGAAAGTTACTTTCTGTTTGGTTTCTTCGTTTATGTTATCAGTCACTAGTATTATTTATGTGGAACATGTTCCATATTACCATTAAGCATGAAGCCATTACCAATCCAATCCCATAGTTTATAAACAACCAAATGTTTCCTTGTGACGTAAATGCTAATCCCAAACCGCCAACGTTACCACACACCTGTAAAAAGATCATTCCTAGTGAAACGTCTTTAGAACTTTTATTTTTATACATTCTAAAAATTTGTGGTGCAAAACATAATGCAAAGCTAAGAGACATCATTGCTCCAAATATCATTGCTAATAGTTCGTTCATATTTTAATTGTTTCTGTTACTATCATTGAAACACATTCAATATTGTTTTTTCTTAAAAATTCTATACCACCTATATTTCTATATTCTTCTGAATATACAACTCTCTTAACCCCTGCTTGTATGATTAATTTAGCACACTCAAAACAAGGACTCATAGTTAAATAAATTGTAGAACCGTCACTACCATTTGTGCTCTTAGCTAATTTCATTAATGCATTCGATTCAGCATGAAGTACCTCTGGTTTGGTTTCATATCCAAATCTAGTTTCATATTCACAATTATTATCATAACCAGCTGGTGTACCATTATAACCATCAGAAATGATTTGCCCGTTTTTTACTATTAAACAACCAACTTGTTTTCTTTTTGCTTTAGATAACAACCCCCAAATGTTGGCCATTTGCAAATATGTTTCGTCTAGTTCGTTTTGTTTTGGCATGTTAACTCCACTTTATCTCATCAAAATTGTCGATATAATTACTATAATCCACAGGTCTTGGACTATCCCCTTTTCCAGCAGACCTGTTAACAGGGGTAACATTTTTAGTTTTGGTTGTTGCTTTTTTGCTGGTAACCGCGGTTTTGTTGACTTTTGAATAAGGAATCTTATCGCTCATATATAATTATTATAGGGTTGTACCCCTAGAATCAAGTGATTACATAGAAATCAATCAATAATAAGAGAGAACTAAGGAGAGAAGCCGCATTTACCTGTATTAAATGGTACCGATGGAGGGACTTGAACCCACACTTCCTAACGGAAAAGGCATTTTAAGTGCCTCGTGTCTACCATTCCACCACATCGGCAAATTCTAATCGTTTTGATTTTCAAATATATCTGCTTCCCCTATCTCAATGAAGTATAAAAGTCTTAATATTTTTTCGTTTCCAAACTGATTAAACTCCTCCAGGGGGGTTTCTTTGTTGAAATAACTATGCGGTGTAGTTAAAAATTTTTCTACATATTCATCATCGATTACTGAGCAACACTCATTTACCAAATTAGTAAATTGTATAAGATTTTTTTCTTTAATTTTAAGCATTGATTTTTTTAACTAAATCTTCTATACCTTCTTCATTGGTGCGTGAAAAACAAGCAACTACGCCTCTTTTTTGTACAACCTGACTGGCCATATCATTAGCAAAAAATATTGATTCCATTATACAGCCGGTTTCAAGATAGTGAAACACTAAAGCAGCTAAAAAAGAATCTCCAGCACCACATAAGTCAAACACTTCAACTTGGTCTACTAAATAAACTGCACCTTTCCATCTACACCCATCTTTACCAAGTGTAACAATAAGTTTTTCTTCCCAATCTTTTTCGTTTATTTTACCTTTTAAATCATTATATTCAGGTTCATTTATTTTAATTATTTTTGCTTTTTTGCAAAAATCTCCTAATACTTTTTTTGTATCAATGAAAACGTTAGGGTTTTTTTCGCAACAAAATTGAATTAGTTCTTCAGTAACAAACCCTTTACAATAATCTGATATAACAATTGCATCCCACTCCCCCGGTTCAAAATCATAGTTTATTACTTCAGGACTAGATCCAAAAGGTTCCGCCTTATCCCCTTCATCTACTCTTAAAAATGTATGGTTGGTTTGTTCATCAACATATCTAATTTTTGTCATTTCAGTTTCATTGAACATACAGTCGGCATCTAAACCTAATGATTTAAAATTCCTAACTACATTCCCAGCCATACCACTATCAGTAATTGTTTTGGTAGGGGAAAAAACCGGGGCTGGTACGTCCGGACACAACCGGTTTACTTTCCCGTAAATAAAAACATCCGTACAATTATCTCCTATTACTAAAACTCGTTTCATTAAAAATAACTTTGTTTAATTTTTCGTTTATATGAACATTCAGGCATATCGTTAACAATTTTTTCAAATTGTGGTTGTGTTATATTTCCAGCTTTATAACTTTCATACTCAATACACCCAACCATGCAATTTGTTCTATCTTGTATTGATTTAATAAACATAGTAGCAGCGAACATTTCATCTGGGTCGCCAGTATCGAACCATGCATATTTACTCTCATGTTCATTAAACCACAAAGTGCCATCGTCCATGTAACTGAGATTTAAATCAGTTATTTCTAATTCGCCTCTGTCAGATTGTTTCAATGCTAGCGCTCTTTCTCCTGCAGTATTGTCATAAAAATAAATACCAGTTACTGCTAAATTAGAATTTGTATGTTTGGGTTTTTCTTCTATAGATATAATTTCGCTAATTTTTGTCAGTTTATTTTCTTCAACACACACTACCCCATATAGATGAGGATCTTTGACTTTATAACCTGTTATACATGCTCCATACTCTACCGGCCAAGGGGTCTTTTTTATACCTGTAAATAAGTTGTCTCCTAAAATTAAACAAACGTCATTATCGCCTTGCCATTCTTCTGCTATAATTAACGCTTCTGCTATACCAGCTGGTTTTTTTTGAATTCTAAATGTAAAATTAATACCCAGATATTCTTTACCCAATAAATCTAAAATATGATTATATGCTACCCCATTTGTTATAATCATAATTTCTTTAATTCCCAATTTTATTAGGGTTGAAAGAGGATAATAAATTGTAGGTTTGTCGTAAATTGGGAGAAGTTGTTTAGATACAACTTTTGTGCTTGGATAAACTCTTGTCCCTGAACCCCCAGCTAAAATTATACCTTTCATTTTTCTTCTTCTGTTTCTTCTTTAGGTTCTTCTTTATCTCGAGCTTTAATTTTTTCTATGAGAAATTCAACCAATTGTAGTCGAGCTGCTTCTGAGGCAAAATTTATTTGTGGGTTGTTGTCGTTATATTCTTCTAATATCTTTATTAACGTAGAAGTTGTATCAAACCATTGAGCAAGTTCTTTATTGGTTATTGTCATAAAACTATGATATGGTTAAAGCCAAAAAAAACCATGCAGGCCCACCTATATAATAGCTACAAGTACCACCACATACATCGTAGCCCACCAAACAGCCTGCATGGTTAAAGTTATTTATCACTGGACCAATTTTTACAATATCTTAAACTAGAAATTTTTTTCTTTTTATATGCAAGATCTTCCCATGTGTATCCGTATTTCCCATAATGCGTTAATTTTATAGTGCTATCTACATAAATTTCATACCCACATTGTTTCGCATATTTGCAAAAAGAAAAATCTTCTCCGAGATAATAATGTCTATCCCCTTCTTCCCACACGTTAGGTCTGAACCACGGATAGCTAGGGCAGTCAAAACTAGTATTACAAAGAGGTAGTTTTAATTCATCAACCATACGTGTGTATACGTCTCTTTTCGTGTATAAAAATCCAGTTGCTACACAATGTACTTCATACACACCCCCACCTTCTCCAAAAATAATTTCTTGGTCGTCGTATAAAGGATCAAAAGTCAATTCCGGGTGGCCTTTAAACGGGTAAACCCCTGCAATAATGTGTTTTTCACTATTTTGTAATTTTTTTATATCTTCTATTTCGAAATCCACATCACCGTCTATCCATATTAATTCTTCAAAGTCTCTTTGATATATAGCGTCATAAGCCATTCTAGATCTACATTGATCAATAGCCGAATATCCGGGTGTTCGCCACACTTCGTACCCCATTTTTTCTAATTCTCTGAGTTTGCAGTCAACATTAAAAACAATACCCCCATTACATGGTACTAATATTACTGTCTTACTCATTGTCTTTTTACTTCCTTTTAGTATATTATGTGGGTATAAGTTCATTTACGTAATGTTTATCATATAGGTAAAAAAATTTTTCTATTTGAATCGGGTGTTCGTAATTAAGAAATTTGTTTGGGTTTATTTTAATGCCGCTTTTTTGCAAAATGTTTCCTATAGCGACATCTTCTATAGAGAATTTTTCGTACTTTTCTTTTCCTTTATAAGAAATTATAGTTTGTATTGATTTTTTACTAAAAATTACACACTCTCCTGAACAATACTGGTTTGGTAATTCACCTTGATATGCTTTTCTAATTTTATAATTTTTTAAAGTACAAAATTTATTTCTAATTAACTCTTCATCGGTTATCAAAACCTTATTACCCACATAATCCCCGGAAATTTTGTGTTCTAAAAAGGTATCCACGTTATATAAAAATGTATCGTCATCTATTTTTAGAGCGTGAGTATAATCTTTGTTTATGATTTTTTTAAAAAAACCAAATAATTTTTTGTGTACGTTGGAAATGTTGTCGGGTGTCTTAATATATACATCTGTATAAGATATCCCGTCTCTTTTACAGTGTACCATACGTGAAATGTTCCCACCATAGACGAAATAAATATCCATGTTATCGGGAATATGTTTCAAATATGTATCTAAAGCTGCTAGTTTAAATCCTATATTATTTTCAAAGGTTAATATTGCTAAAGCGTATTTCGTCATAGTTAATTTTGTTTTTTAAAAGGTCATATATGCTGCCTTTTTCTTTTGTTGGGTTGAAATTTGCAAACGTAAGTTTGGCAAAATTGAAATAGACATTTAAAAATGTAAAAAGTTCTATTTCAGTAAAGATTCTATCATATTCGGATAAATAGTACTTTATTGCACCAATATACATTTGTTTTATTGAATGTGCCTTTCTTACAGTCAACCCTAACAAACCTGCAGATGCAGACCAATAGTCAATTTTTGTATCCCAAAATTTTTCAATGAATAATTCTGGTTCTATTCCAACATAAGGTAAACCTATCATAAAATTATTGGTTTTTTCGAATAATTTAAAAATATTTTTTCCTAAAGTTGGGTTAAAAATATCATTTTCGTTTTTAGGGTAGTAGTTATCCCAATTTTGTACTTTTATATCATGCCAAGTACCACCACACTCTTCGGGAATATAAGATTCGTTACTTAACCCGGCATCCATCCAGACAACTCTTTCGTATTTTAAACTAATAGCATCTAAAATATAAAATAGCTTTGCTGTTGTAAGCATAGGACTCCAACAGTAAACACCAGTTGGGTTTTTATCTATTATTTTCTTACTATATTCAAATATTTCGTCGTAAAAGGGGTTAATATCTTTTGAAGTTTTATTAATAAATGTTGGTAAAGACTGTACTTTGTCTTTCAAAGCATTAGTTATATCTTCTTCTACAGATTTGTTACAATAAATTAAAAGTTCTTTATCTAAATTTAAAAGACTTTTTATACCAGTAAAATAATGTTCCGGTATAAAATTTCTTGTTAATTTTGTGTCCTGACCTTCTGGTTGATAATTTTCAACCAATTCGACCGCGGTAACAATACAGTCTTTTAACATGAAAATATTGTAATATATAATCTGTAAAAATCAAGGAAAAGGCGGCCCGTAGGCCGCCTTGATAAACCTGATTATTAGTCGACTTTAACGTCTATAACTTTATGTTCCTTCTCTTCTATTCGAGGAGCAGTTATAGCTAAGACACCATCGGAAAGTTTTGAAACGAATTTGTCTACATCAAAATCCGAAGGGTCCAATCGGAATGACCTTGTATATGTTTCTTCTTTTGAACCAGTTTTAGAAGTAATGGTACGCTTAGCTTCAACATATGCAACGTTTGTATCCTCATTGTATGTAACCTTAAGGTCTTTTTTCTTCACACCCGGAAGATCAATCTCTACATGAAAGTTTTCTTTACTTTCATTGAAACGAATATTATCGTTAGAAAAAGATTCAGGTGTAAGAATGCGATCGAAATCATTAAAAATTTCGAATAATGGGCTGTACCGTCCCGCCCGTGGACTTGCTGTCAATTTAGTTAATAAGTTATTCATGACAACAATATTTAATCACACATCCTCGAGAATTCAAGTGTTTTTCCCGCCAACCCACCTCCTTGAACCTATTGATTTATATCTCCTTCAAAATCTATTTATATAAAATCGTATTTTATAAATGTCTTATCTTGTTCATCTAGAAGATTTTCCATTTTATACGATTTACAATGCTTAAGAGTAAAACCCATATCTCTAAAAAGCATAGGTTGTAATACATAAGCGTAGTTATGTTTATTGTAAGTTAAGCGCACTTGACCATGCTTGTTAATAAACCGGAAACCTAATTTTTTATAAAATGGAATAGCGTCTTTATCACAATACATTCTTAAAAATCTTGCAGATGAAAAAGAGTGCCTCCAGGTATGTTCTAATAGATCTTTTGCATGACCTTGTTTTCTATAATCTGTACTAGTAAAAAGTCTTTTAATGTGAAGATTATCTCCTATTACGTTATACGCGCACCCAGCTACAACATCACCTTTACCAAGATCTGATATTTTCATAATTACGTAGGCTCCTCGTTCATAATCCCACCATTGATTTTTATCCCAATAATCTAAAATATCATTCTGACAGTAGTCTTTTTCCCACCCAGACATTCTTTGTATTAATTCATTAAAGACAGTTCTTGTAGAACATAAAACATATTGATGATCTTTATCCATTCCGGTTATTATAAGATAAATCCGTTTATAGGTCAAGTAAAAAATTTTTAAATGCTGCTCTTCTTTTTTTGTTAATGTGTAGGCAGTATTCGCGTTTTTTCATATCTATCTTGTCTTTTTTATGTTCTTGGATTTTTTCTTTTAATTCCTCTTCGTCAATAATAAATCCTTTTCTTAGAGGCCAAATGCCGCGCGCGGCTTCATGAAAATAATTAAATCTGTCGTCAAAGTCTACTTCTTTTACGTTTATAAAATTTACCATATCAGGATCGATTAATTCTTCCCACATAGGGATTTTAGAGCATAGAATACTTTTTCCACAACTTAAAGATTCATACATATAGTGCCCGTGACCTTCGTATAAAGAAGGGCATAAATGTAAATTATATGAATTTAGTATTTCATTAAGGTCCTCATCGCTAACATAATAATTAATATAATTGCATTTGGTCAAATGTGAAAATCTATTTGTACTATCAAGTACTGTAATATTTGGATTATCTATCAACATTTCTGTTCCTTTTTGAATTGAACAACCAGCAAAATGAAGTGTTTGGTTTTTTATTTTAGCTGGTCTATATCTGTCAATAGACCAAAAGGGTAAGACTATTACATTTTTAAGGTAAGGTGATAATAATTTTTTAGAATATTTCGATTTAACAATAACATAGTCATAGTAATTTTTACATTCTTTTAGATCTTCTAAATCGTTTTTACTTAACCATTCTTCATTTAGAATTAATATTTTCTTTTTTATATTGTCTGGTTTACCATGGACATTATTAAAAATACCTAAGTCTATAGATTCAGGTTGTTTAAAATCATATAAAAATCGCCCATTTTCATATTTTTTTTCATTAGTGTTTTGGCAATCTTGCATAATAACATCATATTGTTCTTTTATACAGTCAAATAGCAATTCACCATCTTTTGCATCCCCTGATCCGTTATGGTAGTAAAAGATTTTAGCTAATTTCTTCACTATGAAATCTCACAAGCCCCGCCAGCGCATGCTAATTCACCAGAAAGGACTGTATCATCAACTTTTTCTTTTACAAGAGTTAAGTCTACATTCTTTAAAGAACTAATTAATGCTTCATAAGTTTCTTTTGAGCAATCTTCAAAGGGGGCTTGTTTATATGATCCCCCTTCATATGGTAATACAGATAACCCGTTAAATGAAGCTGTGTTTTCCCACATCCATTCACCCACATCTGTCCATTCGTGTTCTCTAATAGATATCGTTGCTGATACATTGTGTTTGTTTGCACCTTTTCTATGACCACTTGATACCCATTCGTCAGTAATTTTTTTAATTCTAGTTAATAATTGTAAAGCTGATTCTGTTCTATAAATTGCACCGTCTGGTGCTCTTTGAGGTACACCAATGACGGCAGTGTCGTGTGGTCTAAAATATTCATCTTCTACTAGATCTCTATGATTTAGATGAAGGTAATCATAAAGTGCTTCGTTTTTACCGACACGAATTCTACGAATATAATGATCATTGTGCCATGCATGGATACCGGAAGAAGTACCCAATACTAGTGAAGTTGTACCTGCAGGTTTAACACAAGTGGTTCTTGCTGCTTCGTTTATTCCTAGAATTTTTGCAAGTCTTGAATTTTCTTTTTTGACTATTTCTGCTGTTGCTTTTAAATTTAAGCTAAGTACTGCTCCTGAACCTATACCCGTCATACTGACACCCAATAACGCATCTTTTTCTGTGTTTCTTTGCCATATAGGACGAAGATAGTGAAAGTCTGTATATGAAGCCTGCAATGTACCGATAAATGCTGCTGCTCGAGCTCGTTCTTCGAGATCTTTTTGATCTTTTATATTACTTGCATTAATTTCTGTGAGATTGCAGAATTGGTATGGTCTTAGCCCAATTTCACAACAAGGATTGGTACCCCAATCTTTATCATTTGAGAAATAAAATCCCGGTTCACCTGATCCAGAAGCTTCTATTCTCTTCCATAAGTTTAAAAAGTAATCTTTAGTAATTTTATGACGCATTAATACAGCTGAATTATTAGCTCTCCCTCTTTGTGCATTTTTTTCCCACCAATTACCTGCTTTACATGCAATCATTTCATCATCATCAGCAGAGAAGAGGGAAATCATAGCTGCTCTTCTTATACCACCCGCTAATACTGCGTCAGCCATATGACACATGACATCATGACATTCAATTGACGTTAGTTTACTATTATCTTCTTTTTGTGATAAAATACCTTCTATTTTGACTAAACATTCTCTTAATGGTTGAGGACCGGGAGCTTTACCACCCGATGTTACTAATACTGCTCCTTTAGGTCTAATATCACTATAGTCGAAACGAATTCTAGATAACCCTTTGAAATAACATTCTAACAAAGCTTTTACTGCATCTGCCCAACCTTCAATTGAATCACCAATTAGGTACCTTCTTGTTCTTTTATCGTTTGGTTTGTTTATTTCAGGTAATTGTTCGCAATGATGTGTTTGAACCGAATAACCAACCCCTGTTCCTCCCAATAATAAGAACATTGCTTCACCAAATGAACGATAATCGTCACAAGGTAAGTAGGCACAATTGAAAATTTTAGATGGGTTTCTATCAATAGGTGCACCTCCAAATTGAAGAGATCTCATAGAAGGTAATACCTTCTTGGCTGTCACTAGTTTATACACATCATTTATTTCATCTTTTAATTTAGGATACTTTTTAATGTGCATTTTTTTATTTCTCGAAACAATTTCATTCCATGTTTCACGTCTTTGGTGTTTTTCTAAATATTTTGCATATTTGTTATGTACTGTTATGTCTGAGAGTATTTTCGTTGAAATATCCATCTTTGTATGTCTTAATTTAAGCTAACAACCTTCTTTTCACACCAGGAAACACGATTTTTTTAGGGTTTTTTTGGGTAAAGTAAAGACTACCCTAGGGGTTAGCTAGTTTGAGTTAATTTCCCTTTTGAAAATTGTTTCTATTTAATCAAAAGTGAATTTTTTGTATAGTTTTTAATAAATATTATATCTCGTTTATTAAATTAGAAGTGTCACAGACTATATAAGATGTTAAACCGGCCATTCTTTGATAAAACGGGACATCTTCATTTGCAAAAAAATCTTCACAATCAAATTTAACATTGTCTGACATATTAGAAAGACTATCAAAAGGATACAAACCTATTGAATATTTACCATAACTGCTACTAGTGCTAACATTAAACTCAGACATCATATGTCTGTAGTTATCAAAGCTCATTGTATACTTTTCTTTGTGTGATGCGTAAGCTAATTTTTTAGAAATGATTTTATATATAGCGTTTCCATTACATAACACACCATAAAAATATTTCATTTTAATACCTTCGTTAGTACGCACTAAATGTGAAAATTTTATTGGTGATATTTTTTTGTTTATAAGGAGCCTAGATTCGTCAAATTTATTTTTTATCTCAAAACCATAAAACAAAAAAGAGTAGTTTGTAAAAAATTCTGTTGATATACGGTATTTTTCATTATCTATTTTGTGTTCACTTAAGCTCGTTAGTAACGGGTTCATAGACATATATTAAAGTAAAAATTTAATAAGTCAAGATGCAGGGAACGACTTTATAATAAGAAGATTGGGTAACTTTAAAACTTTTCCTATTTTTCCTGTTGGTGTTTCTACTGTAATGGAAACTCTGTCTTTTCCCATCATAACAGGTCCTCTAATAATTTTACCACCTACTTGTCTGATAGTTTTGATAGCACCCGAATTGGTGTCGATTGTTTTTAAGGTAAACTCGTTATGTAAATCTACAGTAAGAAACTCATCAGACATAAAAGTATTTATTACTTTTTAGCTTTTGATGTTTTTGTTAACTGATCTAAATGCGAAATAACTGTGTCCATTTTACCGGATAGTTCAGAAACAATTTCTTTATAGTTTTCAATAGATTGATTTAAAAAGTTAACTGTATTTTGAGCTGTAACCAAATTATTATCAATACTTTGGATTTTTAACTCTTTTTGATCTAATTCTTTGTAAAGATCATTAATCTTCTTAATTTCGTCGCCTTCAAGTGCCATACAATCATTTATTATCTATTAACGCCTTATCCAGGCTGCATCACAGGTTTTGCTGGTGCGTTGGCTTTTTTCTGTGCATCGTTTTGTTCTTTTATTTCTTGTGCTAGAGTTTTTATTTGTAATATAGATTCAACAGGGCTCATAAGGTGTAAGAAATCTGATAATGGTATGTTTAGTTTACTACAACACAAATATTCATAGTAATACATGTTTTTTAAATCCTCACTAAAACATGCTTTTAAGAAATCAAAATTTTGTTTTGAATTAAATGAAAAATAAAAATCAATTTCAGTTCCTTGTTCGTAAGTCCAAGAAAACAGTTTTATTTGTTTGTAGTTAGAATCACTTTTAATAGCTTTCATTATCTTTTTTGCTAATTCGACGGGTATATAGTTTAAAATTTTATCTCTCATTTCAGGTGAGGTACTATTCATGATAACCCTGTCACCTGCAATAGAGATTGAATATATTTTATCATATAACAAATCTTTATTGCTAATTAAGTAAGGGTAACTAATTTCTACTTTTATATTATTTTCTTTATCTTCTATTTCTTTAGTTTCAGGTACATAATTTTCTATTATAGTTCTTGATACTTTGCTTAATGATATAGTGTTTTGGATATTTTCTTTACCTGCTATGATTATATTTTCACCAATTGATATAATTCTACAAGAGAGTAAAATTAAAATTTTATCTATGTAGTTTAATGTGCATTGTGTTTTACAAATGTCTTGTACTAAAAATTCAAAATATTTACAGAGATTTTCGTTATCCTGATTCAATGAAAATTTTAAAATATTTTTATATTCGAAGTTAGTTAGTTCTCTACACCGTACTTGTTTGTCGTTTGTAATAGTAACAGGATACATGTAAGTGTTGACCATTTATTAATAATATAATCTAGTTTGAAATAATCAATACTCTATTGGAAGGGTGAAATTTTAGGAATTAAGCTTTTCCAACCTTTAGAACTGATTTTGTTAATAATGTCAGGTAAAGGTAAATATAAATTATTTCTTACAGCGTAATTTGAAAATGCCCATTCTGAGGAATTAATTTCTAAAGATTCTTGATCATATGTTAAATTTTTATTACTAACTGAAGTAGGCATACAATTATAGAAGGTCCAAATTTTTCTCGGTATTTGTGCTATGTTTTGATACGTTCTAGTAAATTGTAATAGACTAATTGTAGTACCCACATTTCTTGGATCACTAGGTGGTCTTGCTACCATACCAAAATGTTCAGCTAATATTGTCCAAGGTCGAACAACAAAATCAACAAAGCTTGTATTTGTTTCCCTAAATTGTAAAGTTAAATTACCAAATGGTTGTCTACCGGTTGATATAACGCCGGGGATAAACCCTCTCTGTTTGTCTCCAAAAATTTTATCTCTATTTACTTCTAATTGTTCTAATCCTGGTATATCCGCTCCTTGAGCAAAAATACATCCGGTTACTTTATTCAAAGGATAAGATTTTAAAATACTCACTGCTTGTGATATATCAAAGTTATGATAATTACCTTCGGTTCTTTCTAAATTTTGTATAACAGATGTTTGCAATAACGTAGGGTAATTTTCAATTAACAACATCCATTGCGTGCGCATTGGTATGGTGGTGAACCACGATTCCATTTGAGTTAAAAAATAATCTCTTGTGCTTATTAAAGGTACCCCGGGGACGGTAAATCCAAATAATGATGTAATAGATGGTTGCGCTAAAGGGTTAGTACCTCTTAATAACGCAGACACATTATCACCAAAACCTCTAATTGCTTCTGTAAAAGGATTATTCAATTTTAATTATTTAAGTTTGTTATAAAGGGTAAGCGTACCGGAGAAAAAAAATTTTTTACTTTTATATTTTTTACATAACGATATCCACACCCGTTGCGCATCTTCGCTTGCTTCAAAATAATCTGTTTTTAATTTACCAAACTTTTTTAATGCTTTTACGTAAAGTAATTTACCAAAACCGTTGTTTCTATATAGAAGACCTACGTGTGAAGAAATAACAAAATATTTTTTTTCTCGAGCAAAATCTATTTCTAATTTACCTATTTCGGAATTTTTATATCTGTTTACTTTTATTAGTCTAAAGTGCCAAACCTCTCCTTTGAATTTTGAAGTTACTTTTACCTTAGGTTTATTGTGCTTAACCTTCACAAATACGTTTTAACAGTATATGTGTTAAATTAATTAGTTTCGCTGCCAGTAATGGTAAGCCATTGTAGCTGTAAAGTTGATTTTTTGACCCGTGCCTTCTGCTATCGAATATTCGAGCGCCCCTACATTTCTAACAGATGCACCAACTAATTTATAACCTGCCACTTCCTCTAATTGTGTATCTAGTTGGACAAGATTTATAGATGCTGATTGTCTTGGAGCAAAATAGTTACCTGTGCTTGTTGCATCGTCGAAAATATCTCTTGACATATCTTCAAATTTTTGTCTTATTTGTGAGTTTTGATCACAATAGAATGTAAGTGAATATCCTTCACTTCCTGTATATGTCACACTACCGGGGATATTAAACGATAGACCCATATAAGGTACCGCTACGTTAGTTATTGCTCTTTCCGGTAAGCTTGCTGCGGTGCAATATACTAAGTCATCTTCTTCAAATGTTGTGTCTGTGGCACCACCACCGTCTATTGATAACACTCTGAACTGAAAATCTCTTGCGAAGTCTCTTTCTGTTGCTACTCTATAAAAATCAGAAATTGTCTGTTGTACATCTGGCATACTAATATTTAATCCAAACAAACAAAAACCCCGAAAATTTTCGGGGCTTGTATAAGTTAGTCAAGTTAGCTTGATTATTAACCAACAATTTCGCTAAAGTCTTGACCGGTTCTGGTTGCATAGAAGTTAACTAATATGAACTCAGCTGCTCGAACTGGTTTCAAATAAATGTCAACAACTAACTCATTAGCATCAATAACTTCTGGTGTATTATTACGTTCATCACAAACAATAAGATAATCATACAAGCCTTCATTATTTTTTGCATCTTCCATAATAGGATTAAGAACATTAAGAACGTTTGTTCTTGTAAACAACGTATTTGGTTCAAATACGAAATACTTAACTGTTTCTTTAACTCGTTTTTCGAGATATAAGAACAACCTTCTTACGTTAATTCTATCAAATGCACTTGGTTTAGTTTGTAGTGTCTTTTGACCATAAATTACAAACCCTTCACTCGGAAAGAATGCAACTGGGTTAGTATTGGTTTGATCATATATAGAATCACGTTGTTTCTGGTTCGGGTAAATTGCAACATCATTTACTGTGTCTAAAAGACCTCTTGTAAATCCGGCTGGTGCATACCATGGTGCGAAGTTGGCATCCGTTTGTGCATACTTCGCAGCCGCTAAACCAGACATTGGTATCCATGTTTGACCAGATACTTGGTTATCAAAAACTTGTGTCCATGTAGCATAAGCTGCTGCATAGTTTGTATTAATAAGAGAATAACAATTCTTTAAAGGCTGTAATATGTTTACCGGGAATGTATTTCCTGGTATATTAATAACCTTACTGTTTTCACCTTGAACAAATATCTGTCTAATTGGATCAGAAACATAAATGAAATCCTTTCTAGTATTTTGAGCAAACGTAATGAATTTGGTTTGAACAGAATTCCAACTAGATCTAATGGCAACTGCAAGCGGAGCAAGACTTGGTGATGTTGCTGACAACTGATTCATTCCTACTCGACTGGATCCAGGATCACCTAATGCATCTCTATCATCAAAAAACTGTGTACTGAAATTTGTATTATTTGTTGTATTATCGATCGTAGTTTGAATAGTACCTAACCCGGCTTCTGGGATGATATCAATATCAAATATGTCTTGGTTCGCTAATCTGTCAAATACACGATCTAACTTACCTGGTATATTTCCAATAGCTTTTACATTAAGACTCGATGTTGTTGATCTGTCGTTTGTCGAATAAACGGCAGCGGGTAACATTGTTTGGAACCCCATGCCAAATGTAGTACCATATGTAAAATCTGAAGAATTTATAATATAGTTACCAGAACTAATATCTGCAACGTCTACTTGATTAAAACCAACAATTTCTCTGTAAGCTCGAATATTACCATAATCACCTTCAGCATTATTAGTATATGTGCGGTTAATTAAACCATCATTCATTATTCTTACCTTTCTGAATGGCTCACCTGTATCGGAAAGTGTTGCACCATCATATTTTCCGGAGACGTATGGGTTAATTTTCATTGCAGTATTAACACTCTTGTTTGAGAGCTTTTGCGGTAAGTAATAACTTACAGGCTGACCTCCATTTTCGTTATTAATTTGTCTAAAGTAATCAATACTTCCAAAGTAACCTTCTTCTAATACAAAGTCTAATTTAGTAACTTCAGGTGAAAAGACTGATGTTCTAAATTTATACAACCCATGTACAAGTGTGTCGTCAAATGCAGATGTTGCTACGTTGAATGACGTAATTTTTTCAGTAACTTCTGAAATATTATATTCAACTGTTTCTGGCAAAATAGCAGCACTAAGTGCAAAATTTAATCTGTTGGTTGGAACCCTTGTTAGGGTATCATATTGTACCGTTGTTAATGTTTCGTTTTTGCTTACATTAACACCACCAAAATCATCATAATTTGTAGTTGGGTATATGTTGGTGTTATCTATTAAACCAGAATAATAACCTTCTAATTTACTATTGACTGTTGTTTTGGCGGTATTAAGCAAGATAACAGCAGCACCACCTAGATTGGTTAAATCGGTTGTTAAATTACCTGTACTGGTTTGAGGTACACTAAACGAACCTTGCTCACCTATAGGTGAGTCTATCCATGCTATAGCAGAATCATCTAAAATAGCTTGATACTGAGCTTGAGTTAAAGTCAAGAATGTTGGTTTACCTAAAAAGTAATAAACTGTATTACCAGAAGACGCTGGTGAAAATTGTGAAACTGTTTGACCACCTGCAATGTCAATGTTGGCAGATAAAGTGTTCCACTCGCTTATGGCTGCACTACTTTCGTTGGCGAGCGCGTTTTCATATGCATCTTTGTTAATTGGTCTACCTGGGTATACTGTGGCGAAATATTTGTTGGTGAACCCGTCACCTAAATTTACACCATATGGTAATCTGTTTACCATAATATTAGCTCTACTATTAAATGATTGAGCTATTGTGTGGTAAAAATACCGCTCTGCGGAATTTGTAGGTTGCCCGTAAATTGATTCGAATTCTGATAAGCTCGACACCTGTATGATTTCATCACTAGGTCCTTGAGGAGAGAACCCCGCAACAAAAATTGTTGTCCCGATTTTATCAGCGCTCCTTAGAGATAAATCGACTTCATTAATTTCTACACCCGGACTTTGAATAGTTCTTTGCGACATATGTATATTTATGTTTTTTAGAGAAAGAATTTGTAAAACTTAATTTTTAATTAAATAGACTACGGTTGAAGCAGCGTAGTGTAAAATTGACTATAAGCAAAACTGAATTGGGTTTCTATTTCCCCCGGGTCTCTGTAAGAGTATTCAATACCACCTAAAAATGTAGGAAATGCCTTGGTATAATCAAATTGAGCAACTCTTTTATTATATTCATCTAAGGCATATATGGTAAAATCAGCCATATATTCGTTCTCTACAACAGCGCGTTTTTTATATTCTTCATCTGGGTTAAAATACCCCTTTCTATCGTCTTGCAATTTATCTAGCCACTTGTAAATAAACCAATAATTGTTAAATCTATTATCAATAGTAAATTTAACATTGACAGGCGGGTAAACAGGTCTATTATGGCTTGTGACATTCAATGTTTGACCTGAATATCTTGCTTCTACGTTGGGTATAGAAACCGGTGGGACGACACCACCAAATATTGAAAATTGTATACTATCTGGATCAACTAAAGTGTTTTTTCGAGCTAACTCAGATACGTCTTCTTTTAAGAATTTAGGAGTGGGGATAACTAGAATAAATTTATCCTTTCTTTCCTTGTTAAAAGGAGACTGGTTATAGTTCACAGGCATTAATACTATTTATTCAACCCTAAATCACTAATAGGGGCATAAGATCTTTGCGTTTGGAAATCACCAGCATTAACCCAACCACGCGATTTCATAACTCCTAGCTCGGCGTTATTTTCCATATCAAATTTTTCATTAAAAACCACTGTATCCAATTCTGCTTCTTCTATGTTTTCACTTAACCAGTTTTTTTGTAATGGTGTATGGATACCATAATCATATCTTTTTAATTCAGCTGGTCTTCCATTATCATCTTGTCGTAATACTTCATAATATCTTTGTACTACTTCGTTGTCTAATACCATTAATGCCCAACCTAAAGCCATTACCCTATCATCTAGCATATTAATACCCGGTTTGGCGGCCCATTTACCATTTGGATATTTTACGAAGTTTTTAATTTCAATAAGCGTTTCAATCTCTCTAATATTAACCGCTTTTAATTCATTTACAAAATATCTCATATTTGTAATACATCTATATTTTGTATTTGTATGTGCTAAAACACCGACTTTATTATTTTTTATTTTTCCTTGATTCACCCCGTATGTTACAACATTGGCATAACGTAAATTAAAATATAATTGTTCGACAACTTGAGCACCACAGTTATTTCTTTCTATTAAAGCAGGTGGTGAACCCCATTGTAATAAAATTTCGTATAATTTTTGTGTGAAATGAAAAGGGTTAATTTCAGTACTATGATATACGGCTACTTGTTCTATATTTGTTAGGTCTTTTAAATCTAGTATTTGTATAACACTGGCATTTTGTCCTAATCCTTCAGCAATATCAACACCAACAACATATATACCATGGTCATCTGGTTCTCTCCATATTCTGTAATGTTCTTCTTCCATGATAATTTTAGGCTTTACACAATTAATTTTTAAAAATTCAAAAATTTCTTCATTAATTGCCATTTCCCCTGTTGATAAAAATTCACAACCAAATTCTTGATCGAAAGCTTCTTGGCTTCCAATTGTACGCATTGTTTCAATTTGCCATTTTTCGTCTCTACCGGGGATTTCATTCCATAGAATTCTATCAAACCCCCAACCATTAGTTTCTTCTATAGCACCATTCCATATTTTGTAAAAAAGATTATCTGTTCCATTAGCAGTTGATGCTATAAAAACTTTTGATTTTTTAGAAGAAGAAATTACAGGGTAAACAGATTTCCAAAAAGATTCAACTAAGTGAGGTTCAATAAATGCCAACTCATCAAGAACTAATACGTTAATAGATTGACCACGTGCTGCTGTTCCAGTGGTGGTGCTGATACCAATTGTTGTACCATTTGTAAATTTTAAAGATTCTTTACCATATTCACTTACACCGGGTTTTAACCAGTTTGGTAGCTCTTCGTATGCCATTCTTATTCTAGAAAATATTTCTTTTGCAGTACCTTCTTTATTAGCTACAATTAATATACGTTGATCATTATTAAAACAAGCATGCCATAAAGTATAAATTGTCATCATTGTGGTTTTACCAATTTGTCGTGATGCTAATAATATAAAGAAGCGATTATCTCTCATCTTTCTTAAAGATCGTTTCTGGCATGAGTGTAAACTTATTTTTTCTCGTCCTCTATCTAAGTTTACTATGTAAAAGAAGTTTTCAGCAAAATAAAGCAAATTTTGTGTTGCTTTTTTGAGCTCTTTTAACATCTTCGGCGTCCATTCGAATTTTGAATTTTCAGTAGGGAGGTTAGGGTTGCCTAGATAGTAATCTCTTTTATTTTCCATTACACCATTATTTAAACCAGTATCGTATAAATATAAACATGAACGCAGGGAAAAATCGTAAAAGAGATTTAGAACTTTTAAGTGAGGTGTATTCAGAAGCTATGGGTTACGCCGGTGGCCGTGGATCTGTTAATACTCAACCAGGTGCGGGTGGTACCGGAGATTACGATGATAGCACAGGGCAGATTACACAACGTGCTGAAGACCAAAACCCTTTAGAAAATCCGTTTGGAGAGAGTGAGGAGACATACGAAGGTGAAGAAGAGAGCCAACAACGAAGAGCTGCGAGGCAATTGGAAGACGAGGGTTATACCGGAGGCAGGGCAGACAATAAAGGCAATTTGATATATAATAAAGGCACTTCGCATGCTCGAGTAGATACAGATGGGCAAATTAACGGCCAACCAGCGCAAGAGTTTTTTAGAGGAACCGGTACAGAAGATGCAGAAGATTTTGGAAGCCCTAATTCAAATAGATCAGGTTGGGGAAGTGATGCTTTTTCACACCCGGGTAGCAATGAGACAACTGATGAAGATGAAGGGGGAATAATGGGTATAGATGATTGTGAAGATGAACCAGGTAAAATAGATGTAGTTATAAACCCAGCATCAGCGCACGGTATAAGAGATATTCTTAAAAATATTTTTAGTAAGGATGATGAAGATCAAGAAGATGATGATTGGATGGATGAGGAACCACCGGGGCTCAAATACGGCGTCGGTTCTGAAGAACCGGAAGGAATGAAGCATTATGATGATGCTGCACAAGCTCATAAAGCAGATGAAAGAGAAAATAGAAAAAATCTTCGCGCTCAAAATAGAATTGCTAAAAAATATGGTTTTAATCCTGACGAAAATGCTGAAGATACAGACGAATATGATACAAATCTTTTTAAACATCTTGATAAACGAAATACAGATGAGGCTGAGAAACAAGGTTTTGATCCAGGTTTAAAGAATGTTCGTCATAGTGATGAAGATGAAGTTGATCGAGAGGGAAGATATAAAGAACGTTGGGGTAAAGATCTAGACGACGAAAAAGATCGCGAAGGTAGTTCAAACGCTGGTGAATATACAAACGTAGATAAAGACGAATTTTGTGGACCATCTGGTGGTGCCGCAGATGGGACATACCCTGTTAATACAAGAAAAAGAGCAGAAGCTGCTAAACGGTTAGCGCATAATGCGCCAGACCCAGATGGAATAAAAAGATGCGCTGATAGAGCATTAGCTAAAGATTCTTATTATTCTTCTAAAGGTGATAGAGCAATGACTCAAATAACTGAATCATATGAGCAAGTTTTAAAAAATGGCTTACTATAAATCAAAAGGTGATAGAACAATGACCGACTTATGCGAAGCATATAGTCAAATAGTCGGTGAGCGAGAAATTGTAAACGAAAGAACGATAGCATCTTATGAAGGTGGTACCGAACGTCCGGTAGTTCAAGAAGTTCTTGGTGCTTTAGCTGGTGCTGCTGCTACAGGTGCTGCTTCAGCTTTAGGTGGTAAGGCCATGGATGCTATTACAGGAAATGAAGACCAAGAAGGCCCAGTGCAAGACTTTGAAGTTGGTTCATTTGTTAAGATTGATGATAGTCAAGGCGGTGGTTCAGGTGAGATAGTTGACATTTCAACAACAGAACCGGAGATGTATTGGATAGAAACAGATGACGATTCAACAAATGTTAGAGTACATAGAGATTTTCTAACGATTTCAAAAACAATTGCCGATGAAACGCGTCCAGAAGATGAACCCGGTCAATGGACCGCCGGAAGAACAGGACTATAAATAAAATTTTATGAACGCAGGAAAAAATAGAAAAAGAGACCTAACTCAAATAGAAGAGGCTTATGAGGCTGTTGTAGGTAACCCCCCTGGTAAAGCTGCACACAAGCAGCAACTTAAGCCGGGTAAACCTATTAACAGAACATATGAACGCGCCGGTAAAAAAGTTAAGGTAAAGGGTGGTAACACTGACATACCTGCTGAAAAACCGGATGGTTATCAAGGATTTGTCCATGACAACTCAGGACCTAACGGTGCAGACAATTTTAAAAGCACAGAATTAGATCCCGACAACCCAAAAGTTAAGTTAGATAACGAGTATGATGTTACAGAGTTATCAGATGAAGGTGCTGATCTTTATTTTAAGTCTGAAAATGAAAAAATTAACAAAGAGAGTATAAATACTAATATGGCTAAGAAAAGATCTATTTTTGACCGTTTATACGAAGAAGTTATTGATGATGAGCAGATCGATGCTGTAGAATTAGGTATTGATACAGATGTTGTTGATGATGTTGACGTTGAAGACGAAGACACAGTTACTATAACAATTCCGAAAGAACTTGCACATCATTTACATGACGCATTAATGGACGTTATGGACGCTGCTGATGATATCGAAGATGTCGAGGATGACCTCGGTGACGAAGATGATTGGGACGGCGATGAGGATGCAGAAGAAACTGCGAATCAGAAGACCTATGGTGGTAACAAGGGTGATGATCCACGACACTTTGATCGTAAAACAGGTCGTAAGACCCAAGATAAAGATTACGAGGGTGAAGAGGAAGAAGAAAATTTCAATTACTTTGGTGAAGAGATCGAAGCCGAGATTCTTGGAACACCTTTAGTCAATCAGAAGGAAGGTAACCCAACACCAGTAACTGGTAGCGCCAACGTTGTTCACACTCAGTATACATCCAAAGTCGGAAGTAAAGAGGGTGACGGCAAAAGCGGTATTAAATTAGATCCTGAAGGTACTGATGAAGGAACACCTTTAGTTAACCAGAAGAAGGGTAACGCAATGTCAGTAAAAGGAAAATCTAATGTTGTTAAGAGCAAGATTAAGGGTGGCGGTAAAGGCGACCAAGAGTTCTTTCAGAAGAACAGCTAATAAAAAATAGATATATTCTAAAGCCCCCGAAGGGGGCTTTTTTTTGCTTAAATATTAACGTGAGCTTTGTTAAGTTTTTTACTGAAGGTGATGTTTCGAATTTTTGGTCACGAAAACCTAATACTGTGCGGAAATCCCCGGAGTGGTATCATCGAAATCGATATAATCTTGCTTCTACACAAAGTAGAGAACAGAAAGACGTGGTAGATGACCCAGCTAATAGAAAACATGCTCGAACAGTACCCGAATACAAGACAGAAAACATGAGTTTACCGGATGCCTATAAAGCTATAAAGAGTCAAGGTGGTCCAAAATCGATTCCAATAGGGTATTCAAATGTACGTCAATTAATGCAAAGATTTGGTATAAATCCCAGAAAGGTTATGGTTGGTAAGCCTGTGAGATTAAAAAATACAGGTGTTGCAATTGATTATAGACCAAACAATACGTTTCATTTAGTAAGAACAGGAAGATAATGGCTATTAATATGGACAGATATAAGGGTATTAACCAAATTATGCCCAAATTTTTGCCTGGTGTACCTACTCCCGATCCTAGTGAGCCGGGTTCTATATACCCGGGTCCAAAACCATATAATCAATGTTTTAGATTTACTAATAAAGCAAATAATGCATGTGAAAGAATTGTTATTGACAATTGGTGGGAAGAAATAATTGCATTATTTGGTCAAATTGTAACGTATTGGCAGAACCCTTATCAGACATTATCTGCTGATGGTCTCCCTAAGGGAGCTATTAACTTAGAGGGTGGTGGCCCTGGTAATATATATGGTGAAGAACCTACTAAGATCTTTAAAGATCCTAAGAACATAATTATAGCAGTTGAACTAAATGAAAATGCAGTAGTTTTACAAAAATATGGTTTTGATTCTGATGATGAATTAACAGCTTATGTACATATTAGTGCATTTTATAATGAATTTGGCTGGTTACAAGAACCTAAAGCAGGTGATGTGTTTGAATTAACAGAATATGGAGATGACAGACCTTATCCTCGAACTGGTAAGAAATTTGAAATAACTGAAAGACTGGACGAAGACGTTGCTAGGATAAATCCATTAGCAGGTCATTATGTGTGGATGATAAAAGCTAAACGTTATGATTATAGTTTTGAGCCTGGGTTGAGTGCTGAAGGTGGTAGCCAACAAGTGTACGATGATAAATTTTCTGGTCGTTTGGCTGACGGAGAGAACCCAAGATCATCACCTAAGAGTTATGAAGGTGATCTTGAACAACTATCTAAAGCCATATTTGATTATTCTGGTTTCGATTATGACGACGTTTATGGGGGATATGGTAATACTGAAAATCCTGAGTCGGGGCCGTTCGGGCCTGGCTCTTAACTTCTAGATCGTTCATAGAAACTAGAATAATCTGGAAGCGCTTCTCCTTTAATTTTTGCAATAAACTCGTCTGCTTCACGACAACTTTCAAACTCTTCTACTACTATAGAACCATCACTACCTTTAAACGTGTAATTTACGCTTTTGTCTTGCTTTTTTATAAAAGATAAAGTGTATACCACTTCTTCCATTAACCCCCTAGTTGGGGCTCTTTTAGTCATTACTTGTTTCCCCGGAATAGTTGGTCCCCCTATTCGGACACCACCAGATCTGGGTATATGTATTACTGTATTAAGAATGTAATGCATCTTCTTGATATATAAATTCTTTAACGTTTCTTGCTGGGATTTTTACATCTCCCATTTTGTAATTTAAATATACCGATTCATACATTTCAGATATATAATTTTTAAAAGCTAATGGTTTTATCCATGAATTATTCTTATTGACATCCATTCCCAATTTTTCTGCTTTGGCGGAAACATAATTAACTGCGTCAAATAAACATAACCACCTTGAAGTTTCTTCATCAGACATTTCATCAAGCATTTTTTTCTTTGATAATTGTTGCATACCCTTCTATTATAGATGAAATCCGTCCAGCGTCAAATGTAAAATTACTTAATTTAGTATTTTTAATTGCGTTTTCTATTACTTGTATATTTAACTTTAAAATGTTATGGTTGCTTTTTATATTTTTAGAATTTTGTTCCAAAATATCATCAAATATTGTACGAATTAAATTTTCTAGAATTTTGTCTTTGTTTTTGGCATCAAGAGTTGCTTTGGCTGCCATTATTCCTCTAGTGTAAGAATTCCTATACGGTGTATCTTCGTAACGTTCTTTCGTGGTTTCAACTGCTACTGGTGGAATTAGTGTATTAGTTTGTTCGTTATATTCTAGTTTCTCGTTATTCATAGTCTTCATTGGTTACAAAGTTGTGTTTTTCAAATGGGTCACCTTCTATAGGTGTTGTTTTTAGAAATGTCTTTGTACCTATATATATTTTTATACCAATGTTACATTTAGGGCATTCATATTCATTATCCTCTGATACAACTATAGGTACAAACGCGGGGGTATTACAAGTTTCCACAGGACAAATTACTTCCAACCCTTGTTTTGTAAATTCTTTTATACGTTCGTTCTCTAAAGTTCTAAACTCTACTTCCAATTTTGATTTATTCCATCTAGTAAAAAGATCATATACAATAAACTGCAATAATATGGATAAACCAAAAACAGCCCAGAAGTTTAAACCTAAAAAATAGCAGCAACCACCAATAAACGCACTAATAACAAATACTATAGTAAGGGATTTAACAATTTGTAACACGTAATTATTATATGAAAATAATTCAAGATATCAACTTTGTTGATCAATGTTTCTTGTGTAACCAGCTTCTTTTCCGAGCTTACTTATATACTGTCTAGACACCCCTAAATCTCTTGCAATATCAGTATATTTTTCACCTGATTCAATTCTTCTCATTATATTCTCGATTTTTTCTGGATTAACTGCACCCGGGCGTCGACCTCTTGGGTGGGTAACACCCTGGGAATCTGCTATTTTTTTGACAAGCCATGGTGATAAAAAGAAATCATTAGCTATTTTAGCAAATGTATCTCCACCAGCAATTCTAACATTAATAGCTTTTATTAAATCAGGTGACAATTTTTTTGAACCTAGCGGTCGTGCCATCTCATTAAAGTAAGTTACAAATGACATTACTTAGGTAACTTGTTTATTGCTTGAGAACCACCAGCGTCTGGTGGAGCAGTTGGTGCACCAGTACTATTATCGTCTATTTCGGGACCTTCACTTTGATAAGGTTTCCTTTGAACTATAACATCTAAATTATTGGTCATAGACTCAATAATATTTTTTATTTTTTTACATTTTTTAATAAACCCATCTAAACTTGCTGCAGCATTTTCGCTTTCAAAAACAACAGGATTTTGTTTTGTTTGCATTGCTTTTGCTTGCACGTTATCAGCAGCTAGATATAACCCGCCAAGATCTTCAACTATATGAGTTAAAGGAAAGGGTAACTGTAAGGGAGCTCTATCATTTTCATTTCTACCAGATGCTTGTAATAAATCTGCTACCGTGACATGAGAGGCTTTTTGTTCTCGAGTAGCAATACCTCTCACCCACTTATTATACATTTTTATTTGATCTTCTTCTAAAAGTTTTTTACTACCCATATTAATATTTATAAAAAAGCATAAATATATACATGAGCTTTTTCGGTAAACATTTTGTTAGATTGTTAGAACAAGAAGAAATAGAAGATACAGTAACAATTACTGACACAGAAGCTATGGAGACACAGTTAGATCCAGGCACAGAAGTAACAGATTATGAAGTGGATGCACCAACTCTAGACGGTGGTGAAATTACAGCACAGAGTAATGCAGCACAAGCCAGAGAATTAGTAGACATCATTGCCGCTATGGAAGAATTTACTAATTATCTTAATAGTGAAAAAGCTGATTCAGTTCAATCTCTCCTTCATGCAGCTAGTTGTGATACGCTTTTTAATAAAATTGCAGGTGCTGAAACTAAGAAGATAGCGAGAGTTGCAATGGAGTTAAGTTCACTAATTGAAAATCTTAAAGGGTATCTACATACTGTAGAAACAGGTCCAGGTGCCGGGCAAGCGCGTTAATTTATTTGAGACATCAGAACTTTACCCTTCAATCCTGAATGCGAGTGTTCGTCAATAAAGGTTGTAGGGATTTGATTTGTTTTAAGCCCCATTGCAATATCATTAAAATCTTTATATTTTGTACCTAATTTTTTTGGCCAAATGAACACTTTATGTCCTTGATCTAATAAAATCGAAGTTTTGTTTTTTGCAGCTTGATCTTTCCATTGCGAATCTAACACTATTATTTTTTTGTGTAATGGAAATGCTTTGAGTTGGTTATGTTGAAGTTTTGTATACAAACTATCACTATTTTCAGTGATACCAGCTACTGCTACACCGTTAGAAACAAAGCATGCATCAATAGGGCCTTCAAAAATATAAATTGTGTCTTCTTTATCTGTTACCTGGTTAATATTAAAAATACTTTTTTCGCTTCTTATTTTAGATAGATATTTTGGGCTGTAAGAATGGTCTGTAAAAATTAATGTTCTTGTTTGATAATGAATTATTTTGTTGTTTGTATCATAGAACGGTACAACTAATCTATTTTTGTGTGTTTTATCTTTTAAAGAAATATATAAAGCTTTTGGTTTGTTTATTGCTGTATCTAATTTTCGATTATTGATATAGTGCAATGCTTGCTTTATAATATTATTTCCTTTGTAATATTCGATTTGATTTTCGTCAAATAAATTAATACTATCTTCAGGTAATTTTTGTTTTAATATTTTTTCTACAAAAGTGTTTATTTGCTGTTCTTGATTAATATCTTTTGGTAATATATCAAATTCTTTACTTTCTTCTAATAATTTTTCATATGTTTCTCCAGATACCTCAATTATCCAATTTAAAGGACTTGAATGCCACCCACAATTGTGACAATGAAAATAGTTATCTTTTACTACGTAAAATAATCGTCGTTTTCTTCCCCAAGATTTACCTTCTCTACATACCGGGCAACCACCTTGATAGGTTTTAGCTAGTCTATTATACTTAGGTCTCCCTGCATATTGATAAAATTTTTGTACTATATATGCCTCTGGTAACACCATACCAAAGATATTATATATTACTTCTGCACGTCTTCAATGGAAACAATTCCTTTTCTTATAAATGCACCACTTGCTGGGTCAATCCAATGAGCTTCTGTATAAATTTTACCGCCTCTTTCTATTTTATGAATACGAGGAAAACACGACTCACCAGATATTGGGCTAGCGATTGGAACTGCTCTAACCATTTGCATATTGTTAATGTTGTTATTCTGTTGTAGCATATCTGTTGTTTATATATTTATTATTTAATAGATTGACTTTATCTACAAGTTCTTGGATAATATCAGTTGAAAAGAATGAGTTAACCCATTTGTCTCTATTTGTTACTATACCGTCGATTCCCAATTCACAACACCTATTAAAGAATTTGGTTGAATCTTTTTTTGGCATACCCTGTTGTAATTGTTCCTTGTATGAAATTTCTTCTTCTTTATAGTATCTCCACCCATATTGTAGATCCATCATGTCATGATTGTGTTCGTAGACTTTAAAGTTTTCTTTTGTTAAAATTTGATCCCAATGTGGTGTCTTGTTGTATTTTTCCAATAACTTTATCGCTCTTTTATGACCTATTTTTGGTAATCCTTTTATATTATCACTGTTATCACCAATAATAGATTTGTAATCTAAAAAGTTTTGAAGAGATACCCCTTTAGTGAAGTTCTCAAAGTTTTCTTTTGTTATTGCTGCTTTTTGGATAGGGTTAAAAACCAGAGTATCCTGATCGATAAGTTGATACAAATCTTTGTCTACTGTAATAATTTGTTTCTTTCCATGTAACACTTCTGTTAACCAACTTATAACGTCATCAGCTTCTAACCTATATGGGTATATACTCTTTATTCCTAAGTGATCCATTAATTCTCTCAACGTTTCATCATTTTTGTGAGCTTCTTTAGCTACTTCACCGTCTCTATTGCTCTTATAGTTTCCTTTTGATGTGGTTTTTCTGAAATTAGATGAAGGATATAGGAGTTTTTTATCCCATGCTGCATATATATGATCAGGTTTAAATTTATCTACATAAGATTTGACTGATCTTAAAAACATTAAGGTGGCCATATTAATATNACCGTCTTTTATGTTTTTNTTTACCCAGAAAATTCTATAGAGTAAATTATTTGCGTCTAGAATAAGATTTTTCATTCTTTTTACCCTTTCTATTATTAGATTTGTTGTTACCCTTATCAGAAAGTATAAAAAGTCTTTCTTTTACCGCTTTTTTCACCTTAGTTTTAGTGTTCGTAGAAGCAAATTCATACTTCGCAAATTTTTCAACTAATGTATCGATTTCTTTTTCGTTTTTTGCTTTGAGGATCGTGTCTCTTAACGAATTCATACCCAAATTATAGAGTATCTATATAGGATGTCAACTAACTTTGTTAATTTGTTGCTTCATATTGAGCTTTAATAACGTTATATACAGCTTTGGGTAGAACTTCTACAAAGTCTACTATTCCTTCTTTTAGACCGCTTTCAAAATCGTTTTTAGGTACTTCTATTTTTTGATTATGGGGTATTGTTAAAAATATATGTTTTTCGGGGGTAGTAAGTATATAAGCGCAAAAATGACCAGCATAATCACCATTTTTTATAGCATATAAATATCTAGGTTTGGGTTTTTTGGTATTTCTTATAATATTCGATAATTTCATTCCATTCATTCCTATCATTTATACTTCTTTTTGCAGAAAACCCTAAGTCTTTTATTTTATTAAAATTTAATGCATATCTATAATCATGACCAGGTCTATCAGTAATGTATTTAATTTTAGCAGAAGTATCCGTATATTTAGCAATCATTTTTGCTATTTCATTGTTTGATATTTCTTCTCCTGTCCCGATATTGTAAACTTCTCCTGACTTTCCCTTTTCAGAAACTAATATAATACCTTCAGCATGATCTTCTGCATGTATCCATTCACGTACATTATTACCGTCACCGTAAATTGAAATTTCTTTATCGTTTATTGCTGAAAAAATAGATTTTGGTAGTAACTTCTCTGCATGTTGACCTATTCCAAAATTATTACAACAACGGGTAACTCGAATATCCATTCCATATGTCTTACAAAATGACAATGCAATCAAATCTGAGCTAGCTTTTGAAGCTGAATAGGGTGAATTTGGTTTTAAAGGTTCATTTTCGTCCCAACTTTCAAGATTACCCGTTAATGCACCGTATACTTCATCGGTGGATACATGAACTACTGGCTTGTTATATTGTTTTGCTAAGTTCAATACGTTCATTGTACCTATTATATTGGTATGGGCAAATATATTAGGGTCTGAAATGCTATTATCTACGTGAGATTCAGCTGCTAAGTGAAATATTTTGTCAAATTTATGAATTCTGAAGACACTTCCTAACATTTTCTCATCTAATATGTCACCCTTTATATTCCAGGTGTTTGGAACTGACTTTTTATCTACATACTCACACGCGTATGTTTGTTTGTCATAAACAATTGAATTATATCCTCTTTTTTTGAGGCTTCTTATTAGGTGACCACCAATAAACCCATAACCACCTGTAACTAAAACATTCATATATCTTTATCACCTAATTGAATAATGCTTTCTTCTTGTCCTTTTTTATCTGCTATGTAACTTTTAACGGTTTTATCTAAAAATTCTTTATCAACAGTTGTAAATTTGTGTAAGTTCAAATCAGAAGCTATCTTATTTGACAAAATACAATTACTTCTTTTAGCTACTGTAATATTTTCTTTATAAAATTGTTCTTCAGAATAAAAAGTAATGTCATGTAACTTCCAATCCTTAGGTAACAGATTATTTTCGATTAATTGTTCTTTATTGTCATCAAAAACTTCAAATAACTCTTTGGAACTAAAAGTACCGCTACTTACTACGTTGTATATACCAAATGGTGGCGGTTGAATCAACATATTATAGACAAAATTGAACAAATCATACAAATATGTTAAACTATTTGGTTCAGTTAAGATTTTTTTATAGCCTAACATTTTTGAAATAACGTTTTTTGGGTGATATATTTCACCAAAAGGCATTCTTATACGCAAATTATAACAATTAAAGCTACTTGTTAAGCTTAATTCACCGGCATGTTTTGTTTTACTGTACCAAGATGAATCTGGTTCAAATAATCCAAAATTTGGTACAACTTCTTCATCATATCCAGATTTATCATCATTATACCCCGTAAAAATACAACCCGAAGAAATATTAACAAATGAAGGTATATTATTTGCTTGAGCTGCTGAAGCTAACGTTGTAGGTAGTACTGAATTTAAAAGCCACACTAGTTCTTTTTCTTTTTCTGCATCATCAACGTTTTTTTCTCCTGTATAACCAGAACAATTAATAATAGCATCAAAAGATGTGCCTTCGCTGTTATAATTAGTTAAAAAATCTAAGAATAAATTATAATCTCTATAATTTATTTGTTCGCTAGAAATTGCATGTACTTCAAAATTTTCGTCTGCAGCTAAAAAATTACTAAGTTGGGATCCAATAAATCCCTTTCCTACAATTAGTACTTTTGTAATCGGTGAATTTAATTCGGAATTTTCGCTCATAAAGATATTTTAATATTAATCCTATTGAGTTCCACCTGATATTACCAGTATGTGATATTTAAATGGTTTGCTATACCGTATATTGTAGTATGAACAGGTTTGTCTATTACTTTTCTTATATGTTCTAAGTGAGGAGAGCTAGTTTCTTCACTTGCTACAATATATCCATGTTGGCCTTTAGTAAAAACATTGTCGATATACCATTTTCTTACATTGACGTTTAATTCATCCCAAGCAAAAGCAGAAATTACTAAATCATATTTGTCTTTTACTTCATCATCAACAGAAATATTATAATTACCTAGATATTTTTTAACTAATTTAATTACATTTGGGTGATCGTAGTCATAATATGATTTTATATCGCAATATTGACTTAATAATAAGAGCAACCCACCGTACCCTCCTCCGATTTCAACAATACTTGTTGGTTTGCAATTTGATAATATGTCACCCACTTGTTTTAAATAGCGAAGCGTTGATGGATCAATTGAAATCTTTTCATTATTGTTTCTATTAAAAAAATTTCCTTTAAATTTACGAGATGAGCTAATAAATTCATCCCCTCCCAGCTTATCATTAATTAGATAACGGTTATCTTTTAATAATTCAGGATAATGTGTTTCTATATGACGTAAATATAAAGAACCCCTTTGTTTATCGACGTGACTTAAAATTGTTGTGTATTCACCTGAAATTTTAAATCTAGAAAACACTTTTTCATTTTCTGAAGCTTGTTTACATATGTCGTAATACAGTTTTGCTTCTCGTTCTTCTACTACCCAAACACGGTTACCCATAAACGTATTATATATTATTCTAAGCTAGGTCCACCCATGGGACCAAACTGACTCATAACCACTTTGTGTAACAAGTTGCATAAAGCATCATGTTGCATGTTATTAGTATGAATCATCTTTACTACACCGTTTCCATTTATATCATAACCAAGCATAATACAACAATCCATATATTCTTTTAATATCCTATCGAGTTCTTTGTGATTAGAAAGCTTTCTTTGGTTTTCTGCTGTAAATTTTCTACTTACTAATGTTTCAAATGCTTGCTTAATTTCTTTTTCAGAAAGGTCTTCTAGGGCCTTCTGCTTAGGTGCCGGTGTTGGTGACGGTGGCGTACCATTATCTTGTTTTGTGCTCATTTTTCTTTTTATAGTAAGGTGATAACTTGTTATTATTATTTACGCCCCAACTAACAATTAATTGTTCAATTACGGATTCCATCGATGGTGTATATAATTTAAAATTAGTAGGTATATTAATTCCACCATCGCTAAATTCAAAAACAGTATCAAAATCACTGTCGTAATTACTGTAACACGTACAAAAAATAGATTCTTCTCCGGGATTTATTAAAATTACCCATCTTCTTTTATCGTTTTTATCAAAATCGTTAAAAACGTCTAGTATGATAAACCCGTTGTCTCTTAATCTTTTTTTAAAGTAACCACATGTTTTAAGTTTATTTTTCATCTATACTTGAAGCCCAGGGACGATATATTTTAACATTACATTATCACTTGACACTTCAAAAGTACTTAGTCCTTGTTCTGTATTAATCCTTACTATAATTTCATTTTGATTTGTACTAGCTAACAAACGAACAATATCAAAATGTATCGGGAAGCTAAGATTGTCTGCATCTGTTTCATCACAAACTTTTATTGAATAACTATCGACAGAAGAATTAGACCTGTCTGTAATTTCAGCAAATATTTCTCCGTTGTCAATATTAAAATATAATTTTTCCGACTCAGCTACAAAAGCAGCTCCTTTAGCTAGTTCGCTAATTTTAGACGAATTAATTTTAAATTCGATATTAAATGGTAGATTTAAAATCTTTTGTACACTTAATTTTGGAGCTTGAATAATATTATCATCTAAAAAATGATATTTAAATCGCAATTGCTTATCCTTATATGATATACAATTTTCTTTATATTGTAATTTTACTTCACTTAGTTCAATAAATGATAAAATCTTTTCTAATTTTCTTACGTTAGGTATATTTAAAATTAAATTGTTTTCTACTTCCAAATTATATGATGCATATACTATCAACCCTTGCTCATTGTTTGTAATGCACTCTAGTTTATTGTTTTTACTTTTAATAATAATAGCTTCAGTCAATGCACTTATCGGACGCAAATAATCTGTAACAAATTGATTTTTATTTTTGATGTTTATGATCATACCTAATTATAGATACTCCTTTAAGAAGAACAACTTACTTTTTTTCTTGCAAAAGATTTGCAATTTTATTTACTTTAGCTTCTATGTCAGATAATCTGTTAAAAATATCTTGTGCAGTAGCAGAATTATCAAAATTAAATTCAAATTGATTTGGATCGTGTTGGGTGGTTTCAGCCACGGGTTGAGGTTGGTGTTGTTGGTGGGGTTGTTGGGGTTGACCCATTTGGGGTTGCATTTGAGGATTACCCACCAAGTTTAGAATATCTCTATCCATCACCTCTTTGTTTATTTGTTTTGCTTTTAACCCTGAAGACTGTTCAATAATATTTGAGTTTACTTCATTAAGTTCATTATGCATTGCACCGAACATACCCCTAATGGCCATTGCATCCTCCATAGGATTACCCTGAGAGCTTTCGCTCNCAGGGTTATAATTTGGATCCAACCCAGCGCTATAATTTACATCTGTACGTTTCGGTTGAGCGTGCGGATCCGGACCTTGTCCTACAGGCTGTTGGGGTTGTTCCATTATTCGATATTGTCTAAGCTATTCAACAAACTTGCAATATCATCGTCGTCCTCGTCACCGTCATCATCTCCGGTTTTGTCAGCCGGCTTATCGGGTTCTGGTGCCGTCTCAAGAACTTTTGTTGATGTTTGTTGGGTATTAGCACTTTCATCAGTACTTATACAGAAGAAATGTTCGTTCAACAATTCTTTTAGTTCATCATAGCTCTTTACTGTAAAGACTGTTTCAAGGTCTGTCATGGCTTCATACAGTTCTTTTGCCTTTTTAGTGTCAACACCTTCAACTGCCTTAGGCATCCCAAATTTAGATGATACATATGTTGGGAAATCACCTTGCTTTTCAACTTTGATACGAAAGTCGACACCATTTTTACTTAAATCAAAGATACGAGGACCTAACTCTTCGGCCTCCTCACCTTGCATAGCTTCCATGACGACTTTATGTAACTGTCTTCCAAAGCGCAACAACTTAATTGTGCCATTATTGTCAGGGTTAACTGGGTCATTAATGACATAAACGTTAACTAACCAATTTTCACGCCGTAAAATTGATTTAGCCTTCTCTTTTTCTTCTAGAGTACCTGTCTTAGTGATGCGATAACGTGTTTCACCAATAGGATCACGTTCACCCCACGTTTGAGGACTGATTTGATTAATGTATTGGCCTGTAGCAAATGAAGTCCACCCATGTGTATAGTAATGGAAAAATGTTTTGCTTGGGTCTTTTATGTTAGGCAACAAACGCACTGTGTACGTATTACCAACTTCTGTACGCAAAAACTGAGAACGATTGGAATTCCCTCCGTCCTTAGTCATTTCGGTTTTTATGCTTTCAAATAATGATTTAATATCTGTCATTTTAATTTTTATTAGTTATTTTTAATTTTTGTTCGTATGGTAACACTGTTACCGTTACTTCCATTATTATATATTATCCGACAATAGAATCAACTTTATTTTTACAGTGATTTACCACTTTTTCAAAAAATAATTTGGTTTCTTTCTTTTTATTGTAGAATTTTACTCGATGCTGACTAATATCTGCTATAACATCTTTGAGCATGAAATTTAATATATCTTTGTCATGGCTTTTTAGTTGTTTTTCGAAATTCTCGTACATAAACAGTAGATATATGGAAACATTTCCGGATTTAAGGTGAGAACAGAATATATTCAGGTTATCTGTGGGGTTTTCCTTATATGAAACGTAATTATGGAACGTAATCTTGTTTTCTATGCAATATCGGGTTATAAACAATGCGGATTCTTGAAAGAACTGTTTTGTTTCTTGGGAATTTATATCTTGCTTGTTAAGCTTATTGATATAATCGAAATATAGCTTACATGCCTTTAAAGATGTATAAAATTTTAGATCTAAACTTGGTTTGTCGGTGTATACTTCATAAGGTGCCTTAAAAAACGTCTCTACGTTTATGTGATTATGCTTATTAAAAAACTGAGCAAGTTTTTTGCAAAACATTTGTTTGTCTTCAGTAAGATTTTCGAAATTGTTCCTAAATTTGTATGGTTTATTTTGTATTACTCTAGAAACTTTAAGGTGTATATTGTAAATTAGCTTTTCAAATTCAGTCACCTACTCATTATAACACATTTCTCACATAATCAATTTCTTTTTGTTGCTGTTTATGTATTTCATAATGTATTTACTTTTATGAAGTGACGGATCATAGTGTAAAAACAGCCGTACCATTTCAAAATCAGTGTCAACGTCTATTATTTCCTTAAACAACGTACGTAATTTAGAGTCTTTTAATAAAAGAATAAAGATATTGGGTAAATTTACTTTTTTGTTGTTAATTATGGAAATAAAAGAACAGAACCCCATAAAAGCATGGGCCGTTTCTTTACTTCTTGTCGATTCTACGGGATTGTGGTCTTCGTTTTTCATAGTCCCGCTGGTTTAAACAGTTTTGTAAACTTTAAAAGTGTTTCGTTTATTTTTCCTCCTGCTGAGTCGGTATGACCACCACCATTACAAAGCTTTGATGCTAATTTGTTTAAATTTGTTTTTTCGCCAGGTTTTTTCCTAAAACTGACTGATTTTGATTTACAATTAATGATAAACACAATATCAGCCTTGTGGATTTTCAGTAACCCCGATGCTACTTCGTTAATATTATGGTCACACATACAAGATATAACCTTTTTCTGGTTTCCATCAATATTTGTTGTTAGTGTAAATACGTCACATTCTTGTAAAAACGATTTTATTTTTCGATTTGCAAGAGTAATCATGTTTTTCTGAAACAATGTAAACTCTTTGAACCCTTCTTTAAACTCTTCAACAAACTTCTGCACTCTATTACCTGTATAACTCCACAAAACTTGATTAAGCCCAATACTTTCTTTTAAAGCTAACTTATATGAATCGTAATCATTTACTAGCTCAATTAATTTAGCTTTTTGTTTGTTTAATTTGGAACTTGTACTTTTGTCCTTACAAAGAAGGTGTTTTAATACTAACTTTGTAGTAGAAGGGTAGTTACTATCTAATATTAATTGTGGTTTTCCAAAGTTAACATAGCTGTCTTTACCATTATGGTGGTCAATAACAATAATATTTTTGTAATTAAGTATGTCACTGTGTTCACTTACATTTAAATCACAAATATATATGTTATCGTATTCGGAAATTTTATTATTGGTTAAAAAATTTAGAAAATCTTCTCTAAAGTTTTTGTGTGTAGTTGTCTTATAGGGGGATTCACCTAATAACCACCCCAACACCATTAAACTACCCACACCGTCTAAATCCGAATCAGTAAATACGTAATTTTTACTGTTCATTGTTAATAATTAGTAAATTTTTCATCATTCTCAACTATTTGCTAAGGCTTCTATTGAATTCATTACATCTTGAGTTGAATTGTTTATGTCACCTTGATCACCGTCTGTTATAGTTAGTGTTGGGTAGTGTATACTTAGTTCGGTGGCACCATAGTTAGCTCCAAACCGGTTTTTCATAACACCAAGCCTAATTTGATCTAACCCCCTATCTTCTTCATCTTGATAAATAGAAAATATTGCATCTGCAGTCATGGCGAGCCCCATACTTTCACCTATTGTGTCTAATCCCGGGTCTTGAGTATCATATCCCGACCTATTTAACTGTGTGGCAGTAATAATAGGGCAGTTATGGGTATAAGATAACGCTCTAACTTGTTCAGTAGCATATTTTACCCTTTCATAACTATTATTACCAATTGGTGAGTGCATTAGGTTAACATAATCAAGAACAAAAGCATCAATTTTAATTCCTTTCTGTTTTACCTTTTTCATAAATGCTCCCAACTGTGAAGCTGTAATGGTACTAGGTGGAAATTCTTTAATCAAAATTTTACCCTTAGGGTTTGATGTAACTTGTTCTTTTAACTTGTTTCTTAGTTCAGGAATTTCTAGTCTTAAGCTGTTTATTTCAATTCCTGTTAAATTACCAGCTAACCGTCTAGCATACATGAATTCACTCATTTCTAGTGATACTACTAACACCGTTTTTCCTTGTTTTGCTATGTTTACTGCTATGTTACCCAAAAAAACCGATTTACCGACATTAGTTTCACCTGCGAACACATATATTGCTCTACCATTTTCTAGGAATCCCCCATCTAACTTATCATCTACCCACCCCCACCCGGAAGATATCGTGGGTTCTTCAATTTGGAGATTATCAATTAACTTTTCGTGGTCTAAAATAAGGTCTAGACCTAAATCTACTGATAAATTTATACCACAACACTGTTCAAACTTGTCAAATATAATAGTAGGCTCTACTTTACCTTTACTACAGTCATCCGCTACTTCAAGCATTGTATGATACACGGCTTTTTCTTTTAGAAACCGTTCTGTATTAGCATACAATTCATCTTCATTATAATTTTTATCTAATTTTTCAATTTTTAGTAGCGTTTCTTTTAAGTTTACTTTTAGTTCTTGTGTAATACAATAAGAAGCAATTTCTGTAGCAGAAGGAATAGTTTGTCTCTTAATAAAAAACGCTTTTATAATGCTAATAATGCTTTTAAAGTGTTTATTAGTAAAATATACTGGTTGAATATGGTCTATTATTGATCCCAAATATCTAGAATCAGTAAAACTTTTATACAATACTACATTCTCATAGTAATCTAAATCTAACGATTTGTCCGACATATAAACCAGTATAGACTATATACTTGAATGATCAACAAGCGATTCTTGGTTGATTTGATCCCAAATCCAATCGTACGTCTGTTGTATGCCTTTAATAAGAGGATAGTGTGGTGACCAATCGAGTTTTTCTTGAATAAGTTTGTTGTCACTATTTCTGCCTCTTACTCCTAGTGGCCCTTCAATATATTTTCTACCTAATTTTTTACCGGCTACGGTTTCTGCAGTTTCTACTAATGCGTTAATAGTCACCATTTCATCTGATCCTAAATTTACTGGACCTGACCAGTCTGACTCCATCAATTTTCTTATACCATTAATACATTCATCTATATATAGAAAGGAACGTGTTTGTGTACCGTCACCCCATATTTCGATATCTTCGCCTTCTTTGGCTAACGCCACTTTTCTGCAAATAGCAGCTGGAGCTTTTTCTCTACCACCTTTCCACGTACCTTTAGGACCATAAATGTTATGAAATCTAGCAATACGAACAGGTATATTGTAATTTCGTTCATATGCTAGATAGAGCCTTTCGGAAAATAACTTCTCCCAACCGTATTCGCTATCAGGTGCAGCAGGGTATGCTGAACTTTCTTCACAATTAGGATTATCAGCATCTAATTGATTGTGTTCAGGGTACATACATGCAGAACTGCTATAAAAAATCTTAGTTGTTACCTGTTCATATGGCATAACTCGAGAATCATTATACCAGGGGGTTTTAACAAATTGGTTAAGCCGGTTGATTGCATCTAGGATATGTAAATTAATAGTTGCTGAGTTTCTCATAACGTTTGCATCATGCTCACCGGTAAAAATATACCCGGCACCACCCATATCAGCAGCTAGCTGATATATTTCATCAAATTGCCCTTGATATTGTTTCGGTACTGTACCATAATAGCTCCCTGTTCTAATACATCTTTCAACTATATCTTTTTCTGTTAAATCCCCTGTAATAAATTCATCGGCTTCTGATTTTCCGTAATCTGGGTGTTTAAGATCTACACCACGTACCCAATAACCTTCTTTTTTAAGCCTACTTACAAGATGGTTACCAATAAACCCACCTGCTCCACATACTAAAGCTGTCTTCATACAACTATTATATTATTTTAAATTTAGATATCAACTAAATTTTGTAGAAGCAATCATTACATGATCAGGAGTAGCAGTAGATATAAATTCAAATTTATAATCTGGGTTTATATCTTTTANTTNATTTTTAACAAGTGGTATTTCAGAAGCTCGTAGAAATGTTGGTATATCATCCATAATAATTGTACTTGTTTTATTTTTAAATAACGTTTTTATAAGATCTAATTCTTCATTTAAAGGTATACCACCACCTTCGTCATGTGCATCGAGCCAAAAAGTAGCATCGGTATCAATTTTAGGTAGTAATTTTGTTAAAAATTGTACTGAACTACACTTATAAATCTCAACACACTCGGGTTTAACAATTTTATCATTATCAACCATTTCACTAATGAGATTGCTACAATAATCTACCCTATATCCAAATATATCACATGAATAAAGTTTTGTATAACCAGCATTAATAGCGCTAGTTAAACCAATACCTTTGTGACACCCTGTCTCTATAAAAGTGTTGCTTTCAGATTTATATTTTTTAAAAAAATCAAATTGTTTTTTGTTATTATCCTCTAATGTTTCTCTATAATCGTTCATATTAATTAAAAATTGCAAAGGGGTTACTATCTTCAAATTTTACTATTTCAATAACCCCATATCCTGGATTATGTTTACTAGCATATCTTTCAAAGAACATTTGATATGCCCACCCATCAAGTAGTGGTTTGCTACCTTCAAATTGTACAGATGAAAATGTGTCTCCTTTTGTAAATAATGTACTGCCGTTTTTGGTTAAAAAAAGCTTACTATTTTCTTCATCCCATACCCAACATGCATGAGTCCCCTTAAATGCTGAAAATGTTTCATAAAATATTTCATGATCTTCTTCAGGTGGAATCGGTAATAGGTCTAATTGTTCCATATATGCTGCTATATATGAACTATCTACTTCTTTGGTATCTGTTGATTCTACCACTTCTGTATAATTCGTAAGAACCCCATTGTGAGCAACATACCACCTACCATAATGAAATGGATGTGAAGTATTTTCACTATATTTTCTAACTGAGTTAGTTGGAGCTTGATCATGTGCAAGATAATAATCCCAATCTTCTTGATATAGTAAGTCTAAATCTACTAATTTGTTTTTAAAAACAAATATATCATGATTTTTTATACCGCAAAAGCTGAAAGCAAACCCACCTCGATCTTTATTGAGTTCATATAATTTAATAAANTCTTCTCGNGATGCTGTACCNTAAATTGCGCACATATGTTTATATTATATAGTATTGAATAAATATTTCAATATGAAAGATCAGGATACCCAATTTCTTTATGAATCTTATCAAAAAACAATAATAGAAGGTCGGAAAAAACAATTTACAGATAGGGTAAGAAAAACCTTGGTAGATCCGGATACTGGTGAAGAAAGAAAAGAGTCTTATTATGAAATGATGATGAGGATAAAGGGTATCCGAGGTGGTGGTGGAGCAAGAAGTAGAGCTACTAGATTCAAAAAAGCAGTATCTAAAGATAAAGTTGCTTTAGGAAAACGTAAATTTAAGGTTGCAGACAAGGCTTACGAAACACCATTAAAAGGTTTACAAAAAAATGTAGTAAGTTTTGTAGAGATTAGGCCCTCTACTGCAAAAGAAATTTTAGATTTTTTATCAAAAATAGAAGATAAAAAAGAAGCAGAGAGAGTTCTAAAAGATATGATCTTAGACGGGTTTTTAGATGAAGTTTTTAAAGATGAAGAAGCCCCAGAACCTGAAGTGGATCCTGATAAATTAGGTGAAATTGAAGCGTTTCATGATCCTGCTGGCCCTGAAGCCGTTGATGATTTAGAAGATTATTGAAAAAATTCCATATTGTGTTCTTTAGCATCTGGCATATCGTTATATCGGCCTTCATATTCAAAATTACACTCTAAATCAATATTACTTGCAAATAATGTTCCTGGGTTTATAGTGGGCCAGGTGTCGTAAACAAATTCAAAGTTTTTATTTACAAAATCTAAGAGCCAAGGTTTAAATCTATGCATATGCTCACTATCATGTAATATTATACAATCACATCTACCCGCCGATTCTTTAACCCAATTAGCTCTATTATCATAACCACCTGTATCAACAAAAATTAAATCGTAAAAACTTTCTATTTTTTTATAGTATGGTGTACCTTTAACAAAAATACTTTGAGTTTCTAAAGTAATTTTATAATTTTCATTTTCATATTTTTTCTTCATATTGTCATACCAATATGCTGGTGGGCTATTAAAATACTCAATACCCCAAACTTTTGCTTTACCGTTTTTTGTTAGATAACAAAAATAACTACTGCTACCATCACCGGTTCCACATTCTAAAATATTAAGTTTTTGATTGTTTTTATTTTTATATAAAAATTCTACAATATACTTTAAAAAGGGTATATGAGAAGAATATGCAGTATTGTTTGCATAACCGGTTTTTGATAATTCTTCTTTGTTAAAAACATGCATTAAGGGCCCCTAGTGCCTTCTCTACTTAAAAACACTTCTTCTGGGAAAGGGACACATTTGTTTTGTTTCCAAAATTCTGTTAAATCTTGGTTATATGGTTGAGGGTCAATATAACCTGCATCGGCAAACCCTTTAATTCTTAAACTACTGCTTGGGGTTGATGCATCAGCAATTTCGTCACCACTATAACAGGTGTATGTATATTTGTAATCAACTTTACTTGATGCTCCATACTCTACAATTGCTTTTTTGTCCATTGCTAAAAGAGGACACATAAGTTTGATTTGTTCTTTTCTATTCAAATCGATTAATGCTTGAAATTGCTCCCTAAATTGTTCACTACCATCCCAATAACCAGCAAGACTATCTACTTGAGTTGCTCCATGATATACGGTATCGGCACCAATTGATTCAGCATGTGCACATGCAATAGATAAAAATATTTGATTTCTAAATGGAACATAACTTACTGGTTGTGCTTCACCTATCATATCTTTTACATCTGGATTTTCTATTTCTTCATTAGTTAGTGAACTGGTTGTTATTAGTTCTTTCAAAAAGGTTACATCTATAATTTTATGATATATTTTTGTATCTTCAAAATTATGACTAAAACTTACCAGTTTAGCATGTTCAATTTGAATTTTAGCACATTCTATTTCACGTTTATGACGTTGGCCATAATCGAAAGTAATGCAATGTAATTCTCCTGAATTAAATTGAGCCATTCTTAGCATTGCAGCACTATCCATACCACCACTAAAAATCATTACACTTTTGTTTTTGTTAGACATAACTATATGATATAATAGTTACCAATGTTTACCATAATAAAAATCTTCAATTATGAGATAATCCATTTGCGTTGATTCTAACACTTTAACAGCATCAGAAATTGTATTTAGAATAGGTTTACCGGCAATGTTAAATGAAGTATTCAATAACACCCCATGACCGGCATGTTTATTAAATTGAGTTAACAAATCATATAGCCATTCATTTTGTTCTCTTGTTACTGTTTGTACTCTGGCAGTACCATCTATATGTGTGATGGAAGATAATTTTTTTCTCCACTCTTTTTTTACTTTAGGACAATAAAGCATGTGTTTGGATTCCTCTTCCCATTCAAAATATTTGGATACATCTTCTAATCTTACAACAGGTGCAAATGGCCTGTACCATTCTCTATTTTTAACTTTAAAATTTAAAATATCTTTCATTTCAGGAAAAGCCGGGTTACAAAAAATAGATCTGTTACCTAATGCTCTTGGCCCGTGTTCACATCTCCCTCTTGCGCAACCAAAAATTTTCCCGTTTGCTAATTCAGATGCTATAATACTAAGATCAACAGGTTTTGCAGAGTTACTTTCTATCCAAGCTGGGTAAGTGTTTATATCTAATAGTTCAGTACCACCGTAAGTTATATCTATTGGGGTCGCCGGTTTATTAAACCCGGCTAATAACCCTAAAGCAATACCACAATCATTAGTATTAGGAGCAACAAAACTTGGTCTTTCAGGAAACATTTCTTTTATTTTTGTAGCAAGTAGAATATTAAGTCCACACCCACCTGTTATAATAATAGGTAAATCTTTATACTTTTCGATGTAAGGCATAGCTACTTCGAAAAAACAATCTTCGAAAGCTTGTTGTGATGTTGCTGCTACGTCCCAGCTAATTTCCTTTTCTAAACGTTTATTATCATCAAAAACTAAATTACAATTTTTCCCAATTATATCGGTTAATTTTCTAACGTAGTCTTCACCGTCTGGTTTTGCATAATAAAATTCTTTAAAATAAGGTAACCAGTCTTTTCTTACTTTACCGTAATTACAAAGACCCATAATTTTACCACTATAAACTAAATTACCATCTGATATCCATTCTTGTTTAATATCTGGACAATAGTGAGCAAAACACATATATGGGAAACCGAAATCATGATCATAGTTATGACGGTCTGCAGGGTTGGTTTTATCTAAATAGCTTACACCGTCTTTTCTATCAGCTGTAAAAATATTAAAAAAGCCATCATTACCACCACCATCAAAACTAAAAATTATTGCTTTTGAAAAATTAGATTGATAAAATGACCCACTAGCGTGTGCATGGTGATGCCAGCCTTCTAAAACATTTTTAGCAGGTATAAAATCTTTATAGCTGTAAGTTATATCATTATGCACACACTCTGTATTGATGTGTAATAGATTATCAAAAGGTGGTTCGTACCCTAATTCTTTTTCAATATATTGCAATATTGCATAGACAGCTTCTTCTCTATTTGCTAGAGGTTTATATTGAGCTAACCCAATATTTTTTATGTTAAAAAATCGTTCAAATTCTATAACATAATATTCGCCGTTATCTTCAAGTACAATTGCTCCGTTATGCGAACCATAAATCGCAATATTAGCCATAATGTTTTTATTTACCGTACTTATAGGCAGATTTCAACTTTTTATCCAACTCAGGAATAATGAATTTTTCCCAAAGATCTATATCTTTTTTCCAAGTTTTATAGTAACCGATTTTATCTCCCGCTTTGAATTTATCATCCTTACTCTCCATACCTATTTGATAGGTACTACCTGTCTGCGTTAGTATCCCATGATTAACAGCCATGTCTCGTAACCCGCTATACCTATCTAAGCCAGTTTTAAAATTGAGGTAAATTTCAGCCTGTAAAAATGGTGGTACAAATCGATTTTTTGTGGTTAAAAATCTTAATGTAGCACCCGAGTAGTTGCGAGCTTCTGCTAGAATCTCGTCATCTTCATTAGAAGCGTCTTGTCTTTCTTTTTTATTAGCCAATTGTACTAGTACACTAGCCATATACTGTGGGCCGCTTCCACCGGAAGCTGTTTTTACTAGGGTAGGGTGTAAAGCACCTGGGTTGTCATATGTATGATTACTAAACAAAATTGTCGTACCAGATAGACCAGCTTTATATGTAAGTATTCTCATCATAGATTTGAGTTGTTTAGCTCTTAGCCCCATATCCATGGCACTTTTATCTTTTGCTGCATCTTCTACTTCTTTTTGTGATGCTAAATTACCTAAAGAATCAATACTTATAATAAATTTTCCTTGTAACCCCTTTTCAATAATGCTGTCTAATAAAGCCACAACTTGATTTCGGCATTGCTCAACGGTATATACAGGGACGTATTTTGTTTTAGTTG